AACTGCCGTTGCGGGCGTGGGTCGTCAGCAGGTGTTTTCACACTTGCCGACGGTTTGCGCCCGTAGGTGTTTATGGGTGGTCGTCGGCTCAAAGGAGACGATCACATGGATCTGCAAAAGGCGGCCGATGCGGCCCGCGAATTGCGCTCGGCCAAACTGGCTGACGCGGAAGGCGTGCTGGTGGCGGCGGCGACCGGTGGCGAGGGTGGCAAGAGTCGGCCTCTCACTGACGACGAGACCCGCAAGTATGAGGGCCTGCTGGAAGAGGCTGCGAAGGCCGGGGCTGAGGAAGCCCGGTACAACAAGCTGATCCAGGAGAAGGCGGCGCTTGCTGCGAGCGAAGGGCGGCGGAGTGCTCCCACCCCTGCCCCTGGTATTGTGGCGCCCGCTCCCAAGCCGGAGATCCGGACGCTGCGGCGTTTCGGTGCGCTGCGGTCTTTCCGGGGACCCGATGCGCAGGACCGAGCCTATGCGGCCGGGCAATGGTGTCTGGCGATCCTGGGCGGGGATCAGCGGGCGGCCCAGTGGTGTGCGGACAACGGGATCGAGACCCGAGCGCTTCAGACCACGAGCAACAATCTCGGCGGCTTCCTTGTCCCCGAGCAGATGGAAACCGCGATCATCGATCTGCGGGAGGAACGCGGGGTTGCCCGTCGGGTGCTGCGGATTCGTCCGATGGCCTCCGACACCCTCATTGTCCCGCGTCGGCAGTCAGGAGTCACCGCGTATTTTGTCAGCGAGAATGCCGAGATCACGGCCAGTGACAAGGGCTGGGATACGGTGTCGCTGACGGCCCGCAAGCTGGCGGTCTTGACCAAGTACAGCAGCGAGCTGAATGAAGACTCGGTGATTTCCATTGCGGACGACCTCGCGCAGGAAATTGCCTACGCCTTCGCTGACAAGGAAGACGAGTGCTTGTTCAACGGCGACGGCACCAGCACTTACGGCGGGATCGTCGGCCTGAAGAACGCCCTGGGCGACGGCAGCGAAGTCACTGCCATCACCGGCAACACCGCTTTTTCGACCCTCGATCTCGAAGACTTTGAGGCGATGGTCGGCAAGCTGCCTCAGTTCGCCGTCAACGGGGCGCGGTGGTACATCAGCCGCGTTGGTTGGGCGAACTCTATGCTGCGGCTGGCCGAAGCGGCTGGCGGTAACACGGTCGCCCAGATCGCTGGCGGTGCTCCCCTGCAGTTCCTCGGGTTCCCCGTGGAAATCGTGCAGGTAATGAATTCCACGACCACGGCCCAGACTTCAACAGACGGCATTGCCTACCTCGGCAATCTCGATCTGGCGGCCTCGATGGGTTCACGGCGTGGCATCTCGATCGCCGTCGATGGTTCGCGATATTTCGAATTCGACCAGTTGGCCATCCGTGGCACCGAGCGTTTTGACATTAATGTGCATGAAAAGGGTACGGCGAGCGTTGCCGGTCCCGTGATCATGCTGAAGACCCCCGGTTCGTAAGGAGCCTGATTCATGATTCATGCACAGAATACCAAGTTTGTGTCAGTCACTCCCCCGGCTGCCATCGTTGACAATGCCAGCCTGACCACGGCGAGCATCGACACGCTGGGCTACGAATATTTGGAAGTGTTCGTTTACCTCGGGGCCACCGACATTGCGATGACTGTCCTGAAGCTCCAGGAGTCGGACACGGATGGCAGCTACGGCGACGTTACCGGTCTGGTCTATGGCACTTCATTGAGCATCGCGGGGACCACGGCGGCACTGCCGACTGCGACAGACGACAACAAGTGCTTTAAATTCGAGGTCGATTTGCGAGGCCGCAAGCGCTACTTCGATCTTGTCGCCACGTGTGGTGATGGGTCTGCCGGAACCTTTGCTACAGCATTCGCGTTGCTGTCGCGGGCGACGGACACCCCGGTCACTGCGGCCGAACGTGGGTTCGGCAACATCGTGAGGCTGCCCACCTAATGCGCGTGGAACTCCTCACAACTTGGAAGGGATTCCGGGCGGGTAAGACAATCGATCCGCCTGATGGGGTGGCCAACCTCCTAGTCAGGCGGAAGATCGCCAAGCCCGCGTTGGAAGAAATCGAACAGGCGACGGCTGTCCCGCATTACGAGCGGGCGGTCCGTCGCCAGAACAGAGGGCGATAAGCCATGCCGTGGGACCGTGCGAGGCCGTTGGAGTCGATGCAGAGCGTTCGCTCTTCTGTGCGCGTGAGCGTCCAGCCAACGGTCGAGCCGGTCAGCGTGGCCGAACTGAAAGAACACGCGAGGATTGACCACGGCCACGAAGACGAGCGGCTTGCGGGTCTGATCAAGACGGCCAGGATGATGGTCGAGAAGGACACGAGACGGAAACTCTGCACGCAGACCGTTGTGGTCAATCTGGACTACCTGCCTACGTACATTGTCCCGGAGGTGCTGCCGATCCAGAGCATCACGTCGATTCAGTATTACGACGCAAACAACACCCTTCAGACTCTGGCCTCGGCGACCTACGAAGCAGATCTGTACGCTGAGCCGATCCTCATTCGGCCCGCGTTTGGCCAGACATGGCCCACGACCTACGACCGGTTCAACGCTGTCGCGGTCACAATGCAGGCGGGCTACGGTGCTGCCTCGGCTGTGCCAGACGACGCGAAGCAAGCGATTCTGTTGCTGGCCAGTCACTGGGTCGAGAACCGCGAAGCTGTGCTGACCGGAACAATCTCGAAGGAAATCGAACTCTCTTACACCGCCCTCACTGATCGGCTGAAGTGGGGGAACTACGCATGAGGGCGGGCAAGCTGTCAAAGCGGGTCGAGGTGCAACGGCTGTCGGCCTCGGTCAACGGGGCGGGACAGATCGACGAAACGACAGCGGGGAGCTGGGTCACGTTCGCCGTGCGGTGGTGCGAGATGGCCACCAGGGGGAGCCGAGAGTTTTTCCGTGGGGTCGAAGTCGCGGCGGACATCACGCATCAAATCACGATGAGATCAGACCCGCAGAGCAAGGCATTCACCGTCAAGCAGCGGCTGCGAATGGGCGACAGGATTTTTAACATCAGCGGCCCCCCTCTGGACGTGGACGAGGGGGACGAGATGGTGCGGTTTCCTGCCGTGGAGGTGGCGCAGGATGGCTGAGCCGACACGAGCCCAGAAGATCGCTGGACGCAAAGCGAATGCAGTCAAGACCCTTGCCGGGCTGAAGGCGACCACGTTCAAGCTGACTGGAGATAAGCAACTGCTGAAGGCCTTGAACAGCGTTCGGGACTCGGTGGCCCGTAATGCGATGAAGACCGCGATTACAAAGGCGGCCCGACTGTTGGCCAAAGAGATGAAGAACGCTGTCCCTGTGCCATACAAGGGCAGCAAGGTGCTGTTTGGATCGCGGATGCAGCGCGTGAAGTCTGGGGAATTTGCTGCCAAGGCGGGGGCGGGCGTCGGGAATACCGCGAAAAAGAAAGCCAAGCGAGGCAAGGGGAAACAAAAGGGCGTCGGGATCAGCGGGGCCAATATTCACTGGATGGTGCTGGGGACCAAGTTTCGTCGCGTGAAAAGGACCAAGATGTATCGCGGCGGGAAGCTGGTTGAGGTGACGAACTGGCCCACCGGGTCAATGCCGTCGATCCTCGGAAGGGTAGTCAAACAAGGGTTTGCGGCTGGTCAGTCAAAAGCAGCCGCACTGATCCGCGATGAGATCCGAGCCAGGTTGGCGAAGGTGAAGCCGAATGGCAATTGAAATCGGACTCCGCACTTTGCTACTCGCGCAGTCGACAATCACGACTCTGGCCCCGTCGCAGACTGTCGGTGGTGTAGTGTTCGACGCGATCTTTCTTGACAACCCGGCGGAGGGCGTCAAGCCCCCTTACGTGATCATTACGCAGACCGGCCACGACCCGTACAAGCGACTCGACGGAACGGGCGGGACACTGCGCAAGACAGAGCTGGACATCGATTGTTACGCGAGCAATCGGCCCGCCTCAATCACTCTTGCCGGTGCCGTGGAGACGTTTCTCCGCGACTACGTGGGGGCAGCGGGAGCCAGCGACACGATCAACGCGGTCCTCTGGGAAAATGCACGGGATGACACGATCTTGACCGGAGACGGGCGAGATCAACGCCACTACGTGCGGAGTCTTCAGTTCTCGATTCAGCACACTTAGGAGGTGTGAACAATGGCGATTGTGAAGTCCAAGGGTACGAAACTTCAGCACACGGTTGCCGCGAGTCTGGTGGACATCGCGCAGATTCTCAGCATCGAGCACAGCGGGAGCGGGTCTGAGACATTCGAGTCTACGACTTTGGACGGCGGCGTCTACAAGACCTTCGCTCCGACGGGGTATTCAAACCCCGGCCAGGTGTCGGCGGAGATCTTCTACGACCCGGCGCTTTCAGGGCACCAGGCGATTACCGATCTGATCGCTACTCCGGCAACGAACGCAATGAAAATGATCTACGCCGACACGGCTGCGACGAACCAGTCGTTTACCTCGGCTGGCGTCGAGTTTGGCAATACCGTCGCGATGGACGACGGGCTGAAGGGGAGCATTACCTACACGGTCACCGGTGACCCTGGGTGGCCCACCTAATGCACGCCAGAATCATCCGAGAAGACATCGAGATCAGCCCCTCGGTTGTGCTGTCTGAGGACGAGCAGGCCCAGACCGTCATGGTCGACACGTGGCGGAATGGGCGGATGGAGCCAGTCCAGTTCTGGCGATTGGGTGCGATCGTGTCGCGGCCTGATTCCTACATGTTGGTCCGAATGGGCGTGGCCGAGCCAGAAGACGAGGAGTGTCTTCAGCGTGCGGCTATGACCCCCGAGCAAGCCAGAGAGGCACAGCACGCGGCCCGCAGGGTGACGGCGGGAATCTCCCCGGAGGACTTCCCGTTGTACGACGCGGGAATCATCACAGGTTACAACCCCGACGGCACCTATGTCCCCGGCCCGAACTGGGACCAGATGCCGCAAGACGACGAAGACGAGGACGACGAGTGAGCCGAAAAGCACTTCTGAAGCGTGTCCCCAAGCGTGTGGAAATCAACGGCGAACCGGTGTTCGTGCGGAGTCTCACGCTACGTGAGGGGCTGCGGTTCGACGAACTGGCCAAGACGGACGACAGCGGGAGCCTGAGATACCTTGTTCAGACTGCCGTTGTGGACGAGGAAGGCAACCCACTGTTTGCGGAAGGGGATGCCGAGATTGACGACATCCCCGTTGATGTGCTGCGGCAGATCGGCGAGGCAATCCAGAAAGTCTCCTCGGGTGGCAACGTGGAGAAAGCCGCAAAAAACTAGCGTCCGATGATCTGGTGTTGTTCGTCATGAGACTAGCGGCACAAGATCATCGGTTAGCGACCTGGGAGGATCTGCTTGACGAACTCACCCCCCGGCAGGTTACGACACTGCAAGCGTTCGCCCACATTGAGGGCTGGGGCAAGCGGGCGGATGATTTCCGGGCGGCTGTGTCCACATCTCTCACGATGGCGAGCATGTCCGGCAAGGTGCCAGAGATGGCCAAGATGATGGCGGCATTCCGACCAATCGACACGCCGAAGCCTCGGGAAATGTCCCCCGATGATCTTGTCAAAGGCATCAAACGAATGAGGGTGACCGGTGGCGATAGTCGGTGATCTTGTTGCGAACCTGTCTGCCAACACGGCAGGGTTTACGCTGCCGATTCAGGCGGCGGGGGCGGCTGCTGCCCAGCTTGCTACGGCTGTTGGTTCGGCGACTGCCAACATCACGCGATCCTTCAGCGGGATCGTGTCGGCTAGCGGCCAGGCTGCCTCGGGTGTCGGGCGTGGTGTCGGGTCGATCATCGAGAGCATTGGCCGAGCTACCGCTACTATGTCCCTGGGGCTG